TTAATTTCTGCTCTGAGCACGGACGGAGCAGAGCTCAGAATAATCGGCTGTGCATTCTGCGAGATATTCATCAAACGCTGCTTCAGCAGCATCGATCAGATCATCACAATCTGAAATATCAAGCGAAGGATCATCACATTCCTTATGACAACAGCAAGTCAATGTGTAATCGTCATAAAAGAAACAATTTTCACAATCACGCACCTTGTTCACCCTCTTTCTTTCGCTGGGCGTTCCACTCTGCCGGGGACGGAAAGAGATCAGCAACGGAAGATGTGCCGTCATTATTATGTTTCTGCGGTGAGATAATCGCCATTGTATCATACAATTTGAAAATCCGTTTTTTTGTATTGAAGAAATAAGCGTCGCACTTTTCGTTTAATACATACCAGTAACGAACAGCTACATATTTTTTATGAAGCACAGCAACAAGCAGAAAACCTTTTAGACCGTAGGAAGTCAATTTTCTATGCTTGTAATTAAACTCGACAAGTCCTCGAACCTGACGGTCAATAGCACGGTCGTTCTGAGTAAGTAACATAATGTCATACCAGTAGTGGCGATGTAAAGCTAAAAATTCACACCATTTCTGCCGCTCTTTCATGTCAAAGCCACGTGTGTTAAAAAGAAGATGTGCTTCATCAATAACAATGAACGTTTGACATTTTTCAGGATTGCACTTTAAATCGTGATGTTCCATACAGAAGTTTATAAGAAATTCGGGAGTAAGTTCATAGTATGGAACATATACGAACAATCCACGATGCTTGTAATTTGTCTTTATCGGATATGTACATATAACGTTGATACCCTGCTTAAGACAGCGGTCGATACGCTCGGTAGCGTGATAACTCTTGCCCGATCCGGGAGTACCGGTAAACAAACTTAACATAAAATCACCTCATTCTATTGCATTGATCTTACGCAGTATCATCTGATATACATAGTAAATAGCTATACAACTTGTCCAAGCCAGAGCTATATTAACCATACCCTGAAATGGCACATAATAGTTAAGTATTCCTAAGAAATATTCCATTTCATCGGGAAACTGAATATTTTTAAACGGGCTATCAGGTAATAGAGCAATAACCCATTGCAGAACCTGATTAGCTACGTCATTTATGCCTTTAATAAAATCATTCATTTCAAAATCACCTCTTAAGCATTATCGCATAGGGTCCCCGACGACACACGTCGTCACCCCATGCGCTAATGCTTAATAAACTTGCTTGTAACATGAATCAACATTATTACAAAGCCAACATAAAACGTACTACGGAGAACAAGTCGAACTATATCTTGACCCATGAATTGAAAACGAGTTAGATCAACTTCAATTTCTTCATCAATTTTATAATTCAAACCGCCGTTTGTAATTGTTGTTTCAATCGGAAAAGTGAATATAGGCTTTTCTTCCGGCACTACGAATATTGTCAGCATACGATATAAATCAAAAGGCAAAGAAAAAGGAAACTTATCAATTATTGTATCACTGTCAGGTATATCAACATCTCCGGGTTTTCCTTGCTCAATGACAAGCTCCGCTTCTTTTGTCGCTTCGTTTGTTACCGTTATATCTTTTGTTTTGCTATTTACGCTTACTAATCCTTTGGTAGCACCAGAGCCGACACCAGCCAGACCCATATTGCCGATGGTGTTTTCTACGCCGGTTAGCGGGATTGATACATTCTCTCTATCGCAAGTTATGTCACCATTATTATAAGATGTAACAAATCTGTTATATATATCGTAATCATTAGATACAAACGCCAATCCGCACTTTTGTACAGACGTGTAATCAATAGTCTTACCGGTAAAAGTATTACGATATTTAACGGGAATTGATATATCTTTTGATACAGAATGACCTTTATTACACGATGCTGAGAAATGCAAAACAGAACAATCAGATGACAAGGAAAATGACGATTGATAATTACCGTCATAATCATAAAAACAACCACTATACTGACCACTAGCAACACAAGGACTGGAACTACCATCAATATAAGTAGTCCAACCTGTACCGGAATATATGCCAAACCCGGATGTGTGTACATCAAGACGTATATTGATTAATGAAAATCCACCGTCAGACGATATGACAAACGGAACAGCATAATATTGTTCATACTTGCTATAAGAATAATCCCAGCCGTATGAAACTTTAGATATATACGGCGAAACTAGACTATACAATGTTGTACTACGTTTTAAACCGTTTTTTGACGTTACAACGCCTAAATTATCATAGATAGATGTTACCGCATTACAATATGATGTAGTCGGCATTGATATATTACCGTTTTCATCGAAGCTGATTTCAATAGATCCGTCTTCCAGTCCCTCGTTAATTGCTTTCTGCATTTCAATCAACATCTTGTCGGCAGAAGTGCCGCCAACGGAGTTGAAATTAACATTATCAGGTATATTAACTTTGCTGGTGTCGATTTCTACTTTTGTTACCGGGTGGATTGGGTCTTTTGCAGATCCGTCAAAATCTTCTTCCCAGTCGGTATATAATTTAACGGCGTCCTGAAATGCGTTTGTGAAGTCATAGCCCTGACCGCCGCACATCTGGTTAAACAATGTGCCAAGTAATAAAGAACCGGCTACCGAAGCTCCGACAACAGCAGCTGATATAACAGCAGAAGCGGAAGTTATCATATTTGTTATCAGAATGCCGACAATACACACGGCAGTCAGACCGCTGATAAAACGCTTTCGCATTTGTTGTATTACACCCCCTTTTAAACTTATAGCCCCATTGTGAAAACGGGGCTACTTGTGTTACAACGGATTACTTCGATGCCTGAGCAAAGAATTTCTTAGCCATCTTGAAGAGATAAATGACTGCGTATAAGCCGAGACCTACAACAGCAATACCGATCAGAACGGGAACAAGCGTGTTAACAAGGATAATAAACTGATCCTTGAGTGTTGTACCGGCGGTATTGACAATAGATGACAGATCCTGAGCAGTACCTGCTGCAGGTTCTTCCGCAAATGCGCCAATAGCCATAGTAGCCGCTGCTACAACACCTGTACCGATAGACAGTATCACTCTCTTTGCCTTGCTCGATAACTTCTGAGCTAACTTGAACATGCTGATTTTCCTCCTTATAGATTATTATTCTTGAAAATGGCTGAGATACAACCACTTACAAACAAACCGAAAAGCCACACAATTGCGGCGAGACCGAGACCGTATATTGTCCCGACAGTGAACAGACCGAACAAATCAATCATAATAGTGACCTACTTTCTGTAGTGCCGGAAGAGCAGAGACCCGAAGTTCAGAGCAGAACCGAGAACAAGAAAAACAAGAATGTTGATGATTAAATCAAGTTTTTCTGCTATCAATGATAAGTCCATCTATGTCACCCTTTTTCTGCTGAGCTTCATACTCCCGTTTCAGCTTTGCGTTCCGACGAGCTTCAAGAAGCTTTAGCGTAACGATTGCAACAATCAGAATACCGAGTATTACAAGCATTATCGGAAGAAAGCTCAATAACATATCCCACATGTAAGAACCTCCTTAAATCTTAAATGGATATACCAACGATTTTCTGCTTTGGGTTGAACTCGCAGTCAATAACTTCTCCGATGTGATCAACAAGCTCATCTAACTTGATACCGAAATCATTGAATACTTTACGATCAATGTACTTGCTTTCGGCTACATTGCCGTATGTGTTTTCGTCAGAATATGCAATAAAAAGCTTAACGCCATCAACAGTTTTTCCGTCGTTCGTTTCAAATGCTTCGATATTCTTGACACCAACTAATGTTACTTTCATGGGTTTACCTTCCTTTCTGTGAAATTTTTATGTCAAACGTTTCCGTTTATGCTATTATAGCATATTTTATGCTAAAACGGAATAGTAAATTATGCTAAAATCGCATAAGAAAATTTAGTAAATATGCTATAATAGCATAGAGGAGAAAGAAAACGATGCTATAATAGAAAGGTAATTATGTTTAAAGAAACATTCATTATGAATATAAAGCGAGCACGGCAAAATAAAGGATACACACAGCAATATGTTGCCGATGTATTATCAATATCACAAACGAACATTGCAAAATATGAAAAAGGTTCATTAGAACCAAATATAGAAACAATAGGACAGCTTGCCGAACTATACGAAGTAAGTACCGATTGGCTTTTTGGAATAATAAAAAAGAATTGAGGAATATATATGAACAACAGTGAAGCTACAGCGGTAATGCAGGACGCAGTTAATCAAGCAGGTTCTGCAATAATGGACGTTATGATAAAAGTATTAGTCGCAGTTGCGATTATGGCGGCTATAGGAATATGTTTTTATGCTATAAAAGCGGCGATTAAGAAAAAATTGAAAAGCAGTAAGAGCGGTGCAATCAGCAAGACAAGCGGAGCGGATGACATAAAGTATACGCTTGATGATGATCAACTTGAGGAACTCCGGCTGTACATGAAATTGACCGATGAAGATCAGAGCGCAGTTAAGGAACAGATGAAGCAAATGCTAAAGGTTCGTAAGCGTCGATAAAAAACGCTGTATTACAAATAACGTCACCGGCAATCGAAGCTGCAGCTGTATTTGTATTACAATTGACGCTGCTGTTTCTGTGTATATAAAAAACAGCGCAACCGCAGTGATAGTGCAGGGTTAAACGCTGTTTGACTGTACAGGCTACAACCCCCCCCCCCACCCACACAACACAGCACACAAACAAGACCACACAAGAACACTAATTCCATCCTTCT